TTCTGAGTCGTCTTTCATTGCCATCTTAGTAGCAGTTGCATACATAACATCAGTAGCTTTATCGCCGTAACGATCTTTGAACTCGCTCATTTTTTTCTTGAGTTCTTTAACGATAACTTCACGCTTCTCTTTTTGAGCATCAGTCATCTCTGCTTCAGATACAATACCCTCTTGTACAGACTCATAAACTTCTTCGTCTTCACCTTTTCTAAAGTCTGCAATACGATTGCCAGATAAGTCGAGTACTTCAGCCTGCTTATATCCATCTGGAAGTTCTTTAACATCCACAAGATGCTTATCAATAAAAGCCTTATGCTTTTCTACTGAAGCACTGTCGCCGTAGTCTTGAACTTCATCGTGTTGACTAGATTCTGTAAACTGCTTAAAAGATTTCATTATTGTTCCTTTTTATTATTCTGATTCTGTCGCTTCAGGTGATACTTCCGCCTGTGCTTCCATCTCAACTGGCTCGCCTACATCTGATGCGCCATACATGGAATCGTATTTCTGTCCGATAGCCGATGTCATTCTATCTGCCATAATATTATTGAATGATCCTTCAAAGCTATTTGCATCTTTGTCAATCGCACTCTTAATCAAATCACTAACACTCATATCTATCTCCTTGCTTATTAAACTATTTATACTTAACTATATTAAAAGTTACCATCATCGATATCGTCTTCTGCATCGCCTGCATCTTCGTTATCTTGATCGATTTGATCTCTCATGGTTTCGATTTCGTCTTCGTTCATCATGAGAACATTCTTTCTTACCCATTCTGCTGAGTAGTACTTACCAACATAGTCGTCAATGTCTCGGAGAAGATTTAATCTTTCTCTCAAGACTTCACTTTCTTTCAACTCTTCAAAGTAGTTGTCTTGCATAAAATCATATCTGATAGTGGCTTGAATATCTAACCACTCTTCAGGTCTAATGATTCCCTTGAGTACCAACTGCTTCTCAAGAATTTTATCAAACAGTGTAGAGAATCGTGATCTCAATCTGCTGATAAACTTACTAAACTTAATCTCATCTCTAGATATCTCTGTTGCTCTACCTAGTGAGAATCCACTATCTGACTCCATACGAGAGATAGGTACATTCAGAGCCTTAAACAATCTCTTCTGGAAATATAATACATCATCTAGTTCTCCTAGATTCTGACCACCAGGCAATGTAGTGATCTCTGTACCCTTTCCACCTTCTCTTCTTGGCAACCAAAAATCGTCAGTCATACTCATATGTCTACGATCATCTTTAACGTCACCAGTACTTGCATCATATACTAAGCGATTCTTGTGCTTAGTCATCATATCTCGTAGATACTGTTCTGCTTTCATCTTAGGCAGATTACCTACATCGATATAGAAAATTCTTCTTTCAGGCGCTCTAGATATTCTGTAAATAACTACAGCATCTTCCATCATTCTCAACTGATTCAAAGGCTTGTATGCCTTTTGTAGATGAGATAATACCAACGTGCTGTTCTCATTAAGCAAACCCGAATTTGCATTTACAATTGAGTCTTTAGCAATCTTCAAACCTTGAATATCATTATTTCCGGCTTGCGCTCCAATACTATTGCTTGTTGCTAAGAACCCTTTCTCACTGTAAAGGTAATACTCGTTCTTAATCTCTTTTGTTAGGAATTTTCCGTTATTCGAACCATTACCGCCAGTTTTCTTATCCTCAAACTCTCTAATCTTACGAATCTTTCTTGGATCGATATAACGCAACTCTTGAATACCTTTTCGAGGTTGCTTAACATCAATCATAACATGATAGTTGATTCTTCCATCAACATACCACTTTTGGAAAGTGTCGTAACCAGTAGAAGAAAAGTCTAACAACTTCAATACAGTGTCAAACTCTTCTCTGATTTTCTTTTTGATGTTGTCGGGTTGATCGACTTCATCAGTAACGCATTCCACAACTTTTTGGTCTGGCGATATAGTTACCGCCTCATTCACGATGTCATCTATTGCTTGTGAAACTTCTGGTTGTTGCAACATCGATCTATATTTCTGTACAAGTTCTGCTTCTGATCTTGCACTTCCGCTAAGGTCAAGGAAACTGCTTGCCGCAGTACCAGTTGCCGCAATATCAATAGACCCTTCTTCGGCACCAGGTTGAATGAAAGATGGAATATTATCCGACTTTTTATCTTCCTTGCGTTTTATTTCAAACCCAAATAGTTCAGCCATACTTTATCCTCTAATTATGGGGGAGAGCGAACTCTCCCCTAAATTATCGTTATCAATTATACGTTAGTTCCGCCATCACCAGTAGTACCGCCAGAGACGTTCCACCAATCATATGCGAATGTTACTTCAAATGTTTCAATTTCATCAGTAGTGTTCCAATCCATAGTGATGTCACCAAGATTAGTTGGAAACAAACCATTAAAGTTATAAGTTCTTAATGGCGCACCAGTTTTAGAATACTGAGTAATTTGTGCTTGGTTCTTGTAATCAACGCCAGCGGTAACATTACCTTCGTGAGAGTTGATTGCCGCCATCCATGCTTCCATAGCGTTACGAATCAAGAAGTCTTCATCATTGATAACTGTAACTGTCCACTCAGCAAATGTACGATCACCTGCAATTTTAACTTTACGACCAAAGTACGGAACTTCAATCACTCCAAGTTCAGCCGCAGGAATCTGTGCCGCCTGTACCATAAATGGTGTTTTAAGATCGCCTGCTCCATCAATAGGATTTGTAATCGCTACCTGAAACAGGGATGCTTTAGCACCCCCAAAGGTCAGTTGGCTTTTGATTTCATTTATATTGAAAGCCATTTTTTATTTCTCCTTTCTTTTAATATATTTATTAAGCCGCACCAACGACTTCGCTGAATTCTACACCTGTTCTTACCGCTACGAAGTTCAACTGAATAAAGTTGATTGATCGTGCTGGCTTGATGTAGATGTCCCCAACAAAGCTGTTTGTGTCGATAACCTGACCAGTGTTGTTAGACTCATCACAAATGACTTTAAAGTCATAAATGCCTCGTCTACCCTGTACATTTCTCAAGAATGGTTCGACCAAGTTCACGAACTGCGCTCTTGTAAACTCATCGTTAAATTCAAATAGAGATGATTTAGCCGCTCTAGCAATTGTCTTCTCAAGAACAATGAACAGTCTACGCACGTTGATTCTGTCGAACGAACTAGTGGTAGGTGCATAAGTTTTGTCACCAAATAGTACAGTACCTTGCCCTGGCTGTGTAATTACTGGATTGATGCCGTTTTTGTATAGCAAGTCTCTTTGAGATTTGTTAGGATTGAAGTTTAGTTTAACTACATTCTTAACATTACCTCTACTGTAGCCAGCGGGCGAGAACCACGGATCTCTTAGATCATCTGTTCTAGCACAAAGACCTGCGATATCGCCATTTAATGGAACCCAACGATACACATCAGAGAACTTATCGTACTGATACTTATAACCAGTGTCTACAACTGCGTAAGTACTTGCAGTTACTGTTGATGCAAACTCTACAACTTTTTGAGCCGAATTAGCCGATAATTCTGGGCTAACGAATGCTACACAGTCTCTACGAACATCAGCAATATTGTCGATGATGTAGTTCGATAATGTAGTTCCGCCTCTTGGCTTACCTTGAAGAATGAATGACACATCAACATCAGAAGCATCTTTATATAGATCATAACCTGCGGCTATGTCACCAAGACTGATGTCTATCTCTGATAGACCATCTGATCCACCTGAAAGAGTGCTATTTACAATGTAGTTAACGCCATTATCAGATATCGACGCCGCACTAGCAGTTGTTACTTTAATCCATTTAGAGCCAACACTTAAAACGTCTTCAATAAAGCTAGAAGTTCCGTCTGCGGCTTTAACGCCTGCAACAAGAGATACATTTGGGAAAGCCTCTAGAACTGTACCTGCTGTACCGCTAATTTCTCCATCAGTATCTGTAACCAGAACGTGCATAGAAGAAGCACCGCTTGGTGCAGAGTCAAATGAGTCAGAACCACCCCAATACTTTTTAAACTTCAAGCCAGAAGTTTGAATACCTTTGTACTTACCTGTAAAGTTTATAGTAGCTGTTACAAGTTCAAAAATTTCTAATTGAGCAGTTGTTCCTGCGGCTGCTCCACTAGTAAGCATGATATTAGTCTGGTTGTCATCTCCATCATAAGCTACAGCGTTTTCATATGTAGTAGCTAGTTTGATTGCATTTGTAGATGTACCTGAAGCCAATTTTGTGCCTAATGTTGCTCGCTTACTATCTACTGGAATTGCATAGTAAATCTCGCCAGCATCTACACCACCAGGTATTTGAGTAGCAGTACCAGTGAATTTAACTGGTTGACCGTCTGATATAGCTACGTCTTGACCAAGAATAATGATGTTTGATCTTAGGAGTTCGTTATCATTGTCTGTATCTTCATCGCCAGTACTAGTAATAGTCCAAGTATCTGCCGCTACAGACGTTGTATCTGTGATATCAACTGCAATATCAGCAGTTGCATTAGCCGGAGTATATGCTAGTTTAATTTTCTGAGCATCTACTCTGATTGCATAGTAAGTAGCAGTATAATCAAGATTTCCTGAAGTAGAGTCTGCCAATACTACTGGTAGGTTAGTAGCGGCAGCGGCAGCTATAGTAAATTGATCGCCAGTTTGTAGACCATGATCTTCGGCCGCATCAGCATTAATTTCGATTGTGTTGTCAGCGTGAACAATAGCCGCATTTACAAATGTAAATACAGAAGATAGACTTGAATTATCAGCCATAGTCGTTGAACCAGTAATAACACCTTCTGATGTGCTATCAACATCTGTGAGACTAGTGTATGCTTGTAGTGATAGAGCCGCTATTGATGTTGATGCAGTACCACCACCTGGTGCTACGTTACTCGCAACTTCCAATGTTTGAATAGCCTCATTAGTTACTGGATCGAGAAGTTCGATTAGATCGCCCGCATCAATGTCATTACCTTCAGTCGCATTTTCTAAGCCAGCAATAGTACCAGAAGTTGCGCCTGCGGCTATAGTAATTGTTGCGTTACCAGTACCATATTGCTTACCATTAAATGCGGCAATGCCTTCTGTGCTACCTTTACAGTAAGATACTGCTACAGAGTTACCTAGTTCACCATGATATTTGGCAGTGATATGGGTTGAGCCATCTTGAGCAATAGTCGCATATTCTTCTGCATCTGCACCTCTAGACTCTACTACACGAGTAACATAGAGTGCATCACTGTAGCCTAAGAAATTAGCCGCAGTGTAAAAAGTTTCGTGGTTAGTCCACAGTTGAGTTTGTGCCGAATCTGTATAGCGACTTGATGGTGCGCCAAATACATCTACTAGCTGATTCTCAGATGTGATAAGAGTTCTTTCGTTGATAGGCCCCCAACGGAATACACCTGCAATTGCACCTTCGGTTGTTGCTACAGCCGCTGTTGCATTTGTCAAGTCTATTTCACTGAAGTTAACGCCTGGACTTAATTGAAAAGCCATTATTTGTTTCTCCTTGTTTATTCTAAGTTATAAACTTTTGTTGTTGTTGATAGTTTATAAGCTATATTTATAATAATTAAGTTTTAGAGCAGCCAGCTATCATCATCATCAGATACTATAGTAGGAACACTTTCTTGCTTTTCGTGATCATAGCTATTAAATCCTATGGGAAGTAGGCTTTCAATCATATCATTTTCATTTCTTTGTCTTAGTTTATCTACTGTATTTATATCAGTCATTTCCTTGAAGAATGCTTGATCTACCATCCATCCAAATAAAACTAACCCCATAACTAAGTCATCATGCCTACCAGATTCTGCTTGGTAAGTCTTTCCTCTTCGTGAAAAGGTTGAAAACTCGTTTACAGTATCAAAATCATTAATAATGATCTGATCTTGCTCAATCAGCATCTTGATCATATTACAACCAACTGCTTTAACCGATTTTGTTGTTCTAATGCCTTTATCAGCATTTTTTGAAAACCCAGTCGATAATCTTTTACCCGATCTACCTGCGCTTTCTGTTAGCAACATGGTTTCACACTCAAACTCATGATGCAGTATGTCTGTCACTTGCCCGCCGATATCGTTAATTTCCACTAACGTGTAAGCATCATTATATCTTTTGAGTACATTGTGTATCGTACTCGCATAATCAATAGGAGTAATTGTGTTATCTCTATACACAAATACTTGTCTATATGGCATCGTAGTTACATCTATAACATGGAAT